TGGAGATGACCACGATGTCCTTCGGTGCGGCCTCCACCGACCCGACGAACGTCATCCGGGCCACGTTCGGCTGCAGCGGGGCGAACCAGTCCTCGCGCCCCAGCCGCCAGCCGGCCGAGCGGAAGTTCGTCGCCATCTTCCCGTTGAACGCGACGTAGCAGGGTGGCTTCTGGTTGAGCGGCGACGTGCTCGTGCCCGCGCTGTACTGGTAGAGCTGCAGGACCTCGTCGGCGCTCAGGGCACGCGACCAGATGGCGGCCTCGTCGATCTTGCCGTTGAGGTAGTTGCCCGAGAAGTTGATCTGCCTCCCGATCGCGAGGTTGTTCGCGTTCGTGTCCATGGACCGCGTGGACGCCTGCGAGGCCCGCTCCACCCCGTTGACATAGATGCGGATCGTGGAGCCGTCGTACGTGGACACGAGGTGCATCCACGCGCCGGTGCCCGCCACGCCCGAGTCGGTGATGGCGTAGTCGCTGCCCGCCGCGTTGGACCGCTGCACCAGCACGAACCCCGTCGCCGAGATGCGCATGAACCAGCCGCTGTTCGAGCCTTCCTTGCTCCAGACACGCTGGTCCTGCGCGGCGTCGAGGTAGACCCATGCGGACGTGCTGAACGGCACCGTGCCGCCGAACCCGTGGTTGTTGCCACAGGTGATGTAGCCCGTGGAGCCGTCGAGGTCGACCGCGGCGTTCGTGTCGAACGGGTACAGGGCGCCCTGCACCCCGCGGGTGGCGGACCCGGTGAGCGTGCCCGTGGCCGTGCCGATGCTGTCGGCGTACGTGCTGGACGTCTCGGACAGGCGCCACCACGAGATGGCACCGAGGTCGCGGGGCGTCAGGATGCCGCCCCAGTAGCCCTCAGCGCCCTCCGTGTCGACGGGGCCCCACTCCCACCCGCCGTCCCAGATCATGACCGGGAGGCTGCCCATCAGGAAGTCGTCCTCCACTGGCGGCCGAACCGGCGCTCGTAATGGCGGATCGCGTCGATGACCTGCTGGGCGACCGCGCTGGGATCGGCGACCCCGGCGTGGACGGTGATGTTGTACGTGTTGCCGCCGCCCATGCCGCCGTTGCTCCGCATCTTCTCGGCGAAGTCCGCGGGCACGATGGCCTCGCCACGGTGGACGTAGGCGGGCATGTCGCGCGGAACGTCCCAGAGGCCCTTCGCGTACATGCCCATGCCCTGCGGACGCCTGCCAGCACCGATGTCGGGGATGAGGTCGCCCGAGCCGGCCCACGAGAGCTTGAAGCCGGGGATGGTCGTGTCGAAGATCGTGCCCTCGCCGATGCGCGTCTCGGGCCAGAACTGGAACTCGCCCGGGGGGATGCCGAAGTCGATCGTGTTCCAGACCCGGACGATGGTGTTGACGGCGTTCTGGATGATCCGGCCCACCGCGCCGGGGAGGCCGCTCACGAACCCGACGATGCCGTCGAGGATGTTCTGGCCGATGGTCTGGGCGAACCCGAGGACCTTCGGGCCGACGTCCTGCAGGAACGTCTGGACGTTGCCGAGGATCGTGGTGACGTGGTCGAGCAGCTTGCCGACCGTCTCCCGTGCCGTGTCGAACGCCCCGCTGAAGTCGCCCCGCAGCACCTGCGCGATGGTGCTCAGGGTGCCGCTGATCGCGTCGAGGACGAACCCGAGGCCCTCGGCCGTGTTCTTGCCCAGCAGGTCCACGAGCGGCTGGATCGCGTCGAGGGCCGTCTGGATGTACGGCTGCAGGGCATCCCACGCCTGACCGGCCGCGCCGATCGCCTCCCCGAGCTTGGGCATGACCACGTCGGCCAGTTCCTTGACCGAGGACATCCACTCGCTGAACTTGCCGCCCGTGAGCTTGTCGAGCGTCTCGGTGATCTTCGGGGCGACCTTGTCCCAGCCCTGCGAGATGGCGTCACCGATGCCCTGCAGCGACTTGAACGCGCCCTCGAGGTCACCCTCCGCCAGCGACCCGACGATGCCCTCGAGGCCCTCGTTGATGCCGTTCAGGGCCACGCCCAGCGGGTCGAGCTCCGCGGCGCTCTGGGCCGCACCCTTGACGCTCCGGCCCAGTTCCTTGACGCGCCCACCCGCCGTGTCGGAGTCCAGCCCGAACCGGCGCACCGTGCCGGCCGACCCGGACGCGGCCCTGTCGATGATCTTCAGGGCCGCGATGAGGTTCGGGGCGCTGCCGTTGGCCACGAGGTCCTGAGCGATCTTCAGGCGCTCCATCGCCTGCTTCGGCTTTCCGCCCGTCTGCTGCAGGGCCATGTTATACGCGTCGATCGCCTCGACATCGTCGGTGCCCAGCCGCAGGGTGCTCGCCCCGATCTCGTCGAGGACCTTGGTCAGGCCCTTGCCGCTGAGGCCGAGGTTCTCCCACGTGGTGCCCAGCCGGTCCGCGGCCTTCTCACCGTCGCGGTAGCCCGTCCACGCGTTGCCCAGCGCGTCGGTGAGCGCGACCACGCCGTCGATGGCGAGGCTGATGCCGGCCGCCTTGCCCCACGACAGCATGCTCGTGCCGAGGCCGCGCAGGCGACCCTGCACACCCTTGACGCTCTTGTTCAGTGACGAGACGTCACCGACCAGCTTCAGTTGCAGGATGCGGTCGACGCTCATGTCACTTCGTCTCGTTCAGCGCGTCGAGGAGCGCACCCGAGTACCGCTCCATGATGTAGTCGCGGTCGCCCCGGACCGTGGGCCAGAGGAAGTAACCCGTGGTGCCCTTGTGCGGCAGGAACTGCTGCGTGCGCGGGCGAGCGCGACCGCCGAACTCGGCGCCCCAGATGAGGTTGCCGATCGTCTGCGTGGGCGACCCCGGACGGATGCGCTTCGCGCCGCCCATCTTCACGACGGGGACGCGGTCCCTCGTGGCCTTGATGCTGTCAGCGACCAGCCCGGCCGGCCCGCCCATGTCACGAGCGCGGCCCGCGGCCTTGTCAGCGACGTGCTCGGCGATGGCCTTGGAGGCGTCACGGATGTGCGCGGACGCTTCCTTCGGGAGCCTCGCCAGCGCCCGGTTGAGACCCGCGATGCTGTTGTAGGTGGTCATCTTCGCCACCGGGTCACCTCTTGCCCTTCGCCTGAGCCTTCGCCGACGCCATGGCCATCGCCTCGGCCTGTCGCTGCTGCTCCTCTTGGATGACCCGGACCATCGCGTTCAGGTCACGTGCCGAGTGCTGTCGGACCTCGTTCATCGTCCAGCCCGTGGCCCGAGCGAGCCAAGCGATGTGCTCGGCCTGCTGGGCCGTCAGGGGTTTGGGTCATCGTCCTCGTCCGTGAACGTGATGAGGGCGTTGACGTCCCGCAGCCGCATGCCGGAGATGTCCTCGCCCGTCACGACCTTGGCGATCGTGATGACCAGTTCTGCTCGACTGGGGAGGACGGGCCACTTGTCGAGGGCGACCCCGACCTCCTTCTCGACCTCGGCGATCTGCGCGAGGGTCAGGTCCTGAACGTTGATGGGCTGCATGGCGGGCCTACTGCGTGGTGTCGGTGATGGTGCCGGTGACCTCGAACGCGGCCTCGAACTTGGTCGTGTCACCGGCCGTGGTCGACTCCTTGTACGAGGTCAGGATCGCGCTGAACGCGTTCTGCTCGAGGCCCGAGCCGGTGCCCTCGGGGCGATGCACCACGGACACGGCCACACCGCCCAGCGCAGCCGCCGTGAGGACCGCTGCAGGGCCGGTGGTCGCCGTGGGGTCGTACTTGCCCGCGATGGAGTACGTGGCGCTGTTGAGGCCCGACTGGCTGCTCTTGTGTGCCTGCTGGAAGGGCGTGGTGTCGGCCTGCTCGTTCGTGCGGTCGAGGGACGCGTTGTCGCAGAACGCCGAGATGTCGGTCCCAGCGACCGACACGTAGGCGTTCTTGCTGTTGTAGAAGGGCATCGGTCAGCTCCTCGCGTAGGACAGGAAGAACGTGATCGTCGGCGTGCTGCCGCCCGTCACGGTCGCCACGTACCGGACGTACCGGCGCAGGGTGGCCGTGGCGGTGGCGCCGGTGAGTCGCTGCGAGGTCGCGCCGGTGGCCGCGCTGAACGTGGCACCGGTCACGTCGAGCCACGCGCTGTTGTCCGCGCTGTCCTGCAGCTTCACCACCCACGAGCCGCTCGAGACGGCCGTGACATGGAGGTGGGCGGTCCAGCCGGTCGACGTCGCTGCGGTGTCGTCCTTGCTGCTGCCCGTGGTCGTGTTCGTGTCCACGCTCAGCGAGTGCAGCACCTGCCCGAACGAGATCGCGCTCTGCGTGGCGACCTCCCACGAGTGCGCCACCGTCTCGCTGCCGGCCGATGCCGTGCCGTAGCCCGAGGTCCCCACGAGGGCCATGCGGACGAGATCGCCCACCGCCGCCGCGCCACCCGGCGCGTACGTGAGGATGCCGCCATCGGAGCCCAGCGAGTCACGGACGGTGGTCACCGACGGATCGTGGAACCCGCCGAAGGTGAACGAGCCGCCGTACTGGCCGATCGTCTTGGTGGTCGCCGTGTTGCCGAAGACGGTGCTGTCGCTCGTCTCGACGTCGAGGCTGAAGTCGCTGCTGTTGAAGAGTCCCGTCAACGCCCGGGCGTTGAAGAGGACCACCGTGTTCTTTCCGTGCTTGAACGGCATCTGTCTACCCCTTCACCGTCAGTTCGATCGTGGCTGCGAGGTAATCGACTCCGCTCTGGGACTTGGCCTCGCCCACCGTGGCCGCACCGTCCACCATCGCGTTCGGGACCGCGTCCAGCGCCTCGAGGACGGTGTCGAGGGCCGTGTCCAGCGTGTCCAGCGTCGCTGCGCCGAGGGCCCGCGGGACGAAGAGGGTGATCTGGAGGTTCACGTCCTCGGTGCCGAAGGTCCCCCACTCCCGATAGGGCGACCGGGGACCGACGACGGCCGCCGGGGCGACCACGTTCTCGGGCGGGGAGGCGTGGACGTTCCAGCCCGTGCCCAGCGCCGTGGTGAGGGCCGCGGCGACGGCCGTGCGCTTGTCCTTCGCGGAGGTCATGCCATCCCCCACGCCATCCGATGCCCGAAGAGGAGCAGTTCCACCTCGGGCATCGACGTGCGGACGTAGGCCGTCATGCCGCTGCCATCCATGCCGGCCACCCCGAAGGGCACGTCCGGGGACTTCAGGAACCGCACCGCAGCCGCGATGGTGGCCGCCTTCCACGCGGGAGGGCAGGCCACCACGACGAGCGTGTACGGGGCGCTCAGGTTCGCCTCGGTGACGGCCGTGCCCACGCGGTAGTCGACCCACCGGCTCGCCACGAGCAGGGCAAGGTCGAACCTGTCGCCCGCACCGGAGATGGTCCCTCCGATGGCGGCCTCGAGGTCAGCGCGAGAGGCATAGACGTCAGCCATGGCTCAGATGAGCGTCATCTCGA